CGTCTCGACCTTGACACCGCGAACGATGGCAAGACCGACTGAGGACTTCTTCCAGATCATGCCGACCGTCTTCGTAAAGTTACCGCCCCAAGTGTTCGTGGGTTCGGTAGCCGAAGTATCGGTGTCCGGAATGTTGTTGCTTTGGTAGATGTGGACACCCTTGTAGATCAGGTAATCCTTGCGGCGCATACCAGCATGGATACCAGGGTTCGGGTTGCTCGGGATCATCGCATCGGATGCCATCGGCGTGCCGTTGTATCCGTTCGTACCTGCAACGTAGATCACCGAGTTGATGTCACGCATAGCGTGCCACACTGCGGGCTTAACCACGCAGTAGGTTTGCTCACCTTCGGGCAGGTTGATCGAGTCGGCGTAGACGTTGTAGTTGTCAATCGCCTTCAGGACCAACACAGCGCGATCACGGTTGTTGGTTAAGCCACTCCAACCAGTGAGGAGGTTACCACCCGAAGCAAGGGCAACGTTGCCGCCGTTGCTGTCGGGGTTACCGCCACGGAAGTCCGTCAGACCACCCGGACGGGTCGTCATAGCGGCCTTACAGATCAACTTAGCCGTGCGCTTGTCCAACTGACGAGCGAGTTCACGACCATGCTCAAGGGCCACGTTGGAGCGGTATTCCCACTGAGCGAAGAGTTCATCGACATCATCGAACTCAGCAGCCGTGAACAGCGGACGCTCATCGACGTACACCGAACGCTGGGTCTTGGCGATGCCAGTACCAACGATGGTCGCGCCGGACTCGTGCGTTTCGCTGGAGGCCGTGCCAAAGTAGTTAAAGAGGAATTCGAGACCCTTTTGCATCACGGGCATGGACACCATGCCACCGAAGATGTTGTTCTCTTCAAACGCGAGGTAGGTCTCACCCGAGAAGATCGGGAGCCAAAGTTCATTGGGATTCAGATCACCGCTCTTGGTGTCTGAGCCTGGACGAAAGATTGCCATGTGTAATTTCCTTGTCTAATAAAACTTAAAAATAATATAAGTACACAACGGCCTCAGTAGGTTATTGTCATTACGGGTTATTCGTCACGCGACGAGCCACAGACAGCCAACATCGGAACCGTCGATAGAGGTCAACCGCCCTCGGGCAGGGACATATCGAGAAACCCACCCAAGGGTTGTGGCACTTGGGTGAGCGGAGTGTGTCATCGGCGTATACACGCAGATGAATGGTGGTAAATGCACCTGCAGTCGTCAGACCACAGGTGCTTTCTTCATTTCTTTTTATTGCCTGCATAGAAGCGGTTGCTGGCTTCCACGACCATGTTCTGATAATCGGGATCAGATCGGTATCGGGGATTCGCCATCGCACGCATCAAGTCACTGTGTGACTTGAAGTCGATACGATTGGCTACAGTGCCAGATGAAGAAGTGACGGCAATGTCTCGGACTGGCTCATTCGACATGTTAGCCACTCGGCGAGATTGAAGACCACTCAGTACGGTTGACCAAGCATCGGTCTTCAATGCCTTATTGATTTCTCGACGCTCGGCCTCGGGCAGGGACATGGCATACTTGACGGTGGCTTCGTAGTTTTCTTGGCCACCAAGCAGTTTGATTGCCTGGTCTTGCTTGGACTTTGCGGCGTAATTCATAACATCTCGGAAGTTATGAATCAAATGATCCGGGACTCCGGCGGCTTTGAGGTCAGCGGCTGTCTCCTCGGAGATCGTCCCGCTGTCGCGCATGTCGGAGTCAACCTTGTCCCACACGTTTGTCTTGGGAGGGTCTGGGATCTTCAGACCGTCCATGGGCGGGATACTGGTAGACACAGGCTCGTTCCTTGAGAAGCCCGTTTCCGCTACCTTGTTCTCCGTACCCTGACGTGCTTCGGTCGAATTCTTTAACTGAGCCAACTCTTGTTTCGTCTTGGTCAGAGTCGATTCAAGATTCTTGTAGGCTTCAGCCGCTTTCTTTGCATCGCCATTGAACTTAGGTTCCATGGCTTCAGGATTGTTCTTGTAGTAATTCTCAAGTTCTTCTGCACTGATTGACATTAAGCAACTCCTTCAGGCGGCGGTGGCTGCTGCATCATCTGTTCGCCAGCGGCGACACCTGCTGATGTAGCAGTCTGTTCGGCAACACGCATTTGCATTGCCTGCTGTTGTGCTTGCATCTTCTCTTCTTCGGTAAGGAGATAACGATCTCCAACGAATCCGAGACCAGCCATCAAGTCAAACACAATATTACGCCATTTGATATCTTGGACTGCAGTCGGGGGCAAGGCTCCAATAATTTGAACGCCCTGCATCAGACGCATAGATTGAATTTCACGGTGCAACGCTTCGATACCTGAACGCAACTTCAAGGGGGCGACATCATCGACCACGCCCTGAGAAAGAACTCTTACGTTCTGGTCTACGTTCTCGTCGTTGGCCATAAGAAACGACAATCGTTTCACCAACGGAACGTGCAACTCCTGGGTGATGGCACTCAGGATTCCTGACAGACCACCCTCGATAGATTGGATGGTCGCATTGATTTCTGTAGCCGTAACACGTTCACGGTTCTGTCCCGTGTACGCCAAGTTATACAACAACGCCTTCAGGATCGTTGATTCGTACTTGTCTACGGCAGCCATGGTGACCTGTACCTGCACAGGGCTACCGAGTTGCATGACGAACACGTCTTCTCGACGTGCCGACACCCAATCTCCGTTGGCTGAGTTGGCCATTCTACCTAGGTCCGTAACTCCCGCAGGATTGACGCAGAGGCGGAACTCGGAGTTGGCTGCACTTCCCTGTAGCAAGGCGAGGGAATGCGCCATAAGCGATCTAATGTCACCCAGAAGGGATTCAATGATGCTCAGGCCGTAGTTGTTACTAGCGGACGTACCGTACTTCAGGGCGAAGTATGGCAGCACCGTGTAGGACGAGGACTTGTTAATGGCCTCGCCACGGAATTCGTCCGTCACATCGTACCGCTTCTTGCCTTCGTTCCACACGCATCGTGTGTACTTGGGTTCGAGCAGTCGGTTGCCTTGCTTGTATGACCCCGAGGGGCCGGGTCTGTTCTTGAGTCGATCAGGAAGAGTCTCAGGGTCTACCCAAGTACGCACAACCAACTCATAAATCGAGCCGTCTTCCTTACGGATAACGACATAGTTATCGAGTCGGTGCTTCCTGAAGTTACCGTTTGGCAACAACTCAAGCAATGTGTCTCCAATAATCACCAGATCCAAACATACGTTGTGCAGTTCGGGTCGGAAGTTACTGGACTGAAGTCGATTCATAATCTCGGCATCGTACATCGAGATCGTGTTCTGCACCTGCTCATAGGCCGCAGGAGGAACTCCCATCGGGACCATGACATTCGGGGACACAATAGGTGACCCGTTGGTGGGCAACACAGCGTTGGCAATCTTGGCGGCCAAGGCTGCGGCTCCGATAGCAGGAGCAGAGTTCAAAGGTGTATCGAGTTCGTCTTGCTCGTCCCAGTTCTCAGGCGGCAGCATGATTGGGAATGTGTATTCAGCACACTCACGCTTGCGATCAAGAAGAATAAGTCGTTCTGATTCGAGGTTGTCAAACCGTTGTTCTAATGTTTGTTCTGTCATTGCTTACTCCGGAATCCCCAGTCCGGGGTTGGTCAATGATTGTCGGCCACGCTCGGCCAACATTTGGTTTCTACTGACAGCGGATTCTCTCAGTGACCTGAGTTCCGCTGCTTTCTTTGCATAGTCCTCGGCAGCCAGTTCCTCTCGCTTAGGAGGAGGAGGAACAGGAGGAGGCTTTGGTGCTTTACCGCCCATGCCCATGTTGCTTCTCCACTTCGTTCTCTAGGATACGGACAATCTTGTGTTGTCCTGTGATGAACGCAATGTCTTCGGGAGACACCGAGTTCTTGCCGTCTGCTCTGTTCCACTCAAGAGAGTCAACCTTCTTCTGCAGCCACTGCACGAATTCCGGGGTCAACGTCACTGGGCAATCGCTTTTCGTATCTGCCCCACTCGCCCCGAAGAATCGACTCTTCAATTTGTTCAACTGATTTGAACTTACACCGAAGTTTACAGACATAATTTGTTTCCTTCGTCAGCATCATTCGCATGATCATCTCTACCTCAGCGATACAGTTTGTAGGTCGCCGTCCTCGGTAGTTGTTCCACCACCATTTAAGATTCTTCCAAAAGGAAATCTCTTTAGGTGTATAAGGAAACTCTTTAAACCAGATGTCATACAGAAGATACTGAACACTCCATGGTCGGTCATCACTATTGGAATACACGGCAAACGACATACCGTGGTACGGTGTGTAGTGTGTTGTATTGCAATAGAACGCTTGTACATGAGAATACTTCCAACCAGTAAGTACCTCAATAAGCCTTGCTCGAATCCACCACCACACCTTGGCAAACAGTCCGATGTCCTTCATCAACAGAAGATCATCGGCTTTGTAAAGCACAATTGTGAGGGGGATCGAAAGCGCAAGGTCGTTTCTTAAGTCGCAGGCCATTGTTCACCACCTGTATTCGCTTGTGGGTTGCCACGATTGGTACTCGATGGTCGTGTCTACAGGGCCGATGATATGTTGGTTGTCCAATATCTTGACCAACTGTCCTTGTTGCACGCAGTATTCGTACGAATACCCTGCCTTCTGGTAGGCTTTGAGAACAAGTTCTTCCTTGTCTCCGTCTTGGTCAAGGATCTTGGCGGCCTTGGCAGGACCGACACGGTACATACCAGGCACACAGTCGGTGGCATCGCCGGTCAGCCACTGTGTCAGGAAGTTGTCGTACGCCCGTTCAGGCGATACGGTCTTGGCAATCTTCTTCACAGGGTTGTAGTGTTTGCCAGGGATGGACTGTAGATCTTTGTCCACGGTAACGATCACGGTCGAATCGTAGGCTGTACCTAGGATGCCCATGATATCGTCAGCCTCAAGACCAACTTGAGATCTGTTGGGATGCCCGATGGTATCGGGATCTTCCAAGATCTGATACGAAGGAGAAAGATCGTCAGGCAGTGATCGACCTTTGCGGATGTGCTTGTACTGCGGGTACAGTTCGTGTCTGAAGTTAGGTTGCTTGAACTTGGACAGACACAAGGTGACTTGTGGGTTCTCAAGATCAAAGGACGACACGATCTCTGTTTGCCATTGGTGGATCGTACCCTGCAGCATGTTCAGTAGATCAACACGGTCACCGATATTAAGGAACGCGCATCGGTAGGCGAGGTAATCTCCGTCAATAAGTATGTGATCAATCACAATCTGTACACTCCCACAGGTTCGGTTCTCGATGGTACTTCGGACGGTCATCAAGTTGACACGGCAACACACCTTGTCGGACCATCTCCTCGGTGTGAACCAACATCATTGCATTAGCCAACATATGCGCCAAGTGATCTTCATCAGTGTGACCTTCGATGAACTGATCGAGGTGACGCTTGAGAGAGTCGATGTGACGCATCAGGGGAATACCCTTCTCCCAGTTACGGTCGCCGTATCGAGCGGCTCCGCGCTCAAGGACAAGAGCCAATCGACGTGTGGCAAACGTAGAGATCAGGTCGTATCGACCCTTGCCTGTCTGTGTACCACGAACAGCACCTGACTCGAAAGACTGATTCGGAACATTCTCATTCAACATTTAGTGACACTCCGCCCATGATTTGCCGATCTTGTACTCTCCGTCTAGCGGACATGCCAAGGAGAAGTAAGATCCGGCTGACTTGATTGACTCGACACTTGTTGTGCCAATGAACTTTGCAATGTCTTGTGTTCTTGCTTCGGACTGGTACTCGTCATGCACGTTCAGCATGTCTGCCCAGTCTTGGCCATAGACATACGATTCGTTGATTGTTGTGAATCTGAATGTCAAGGCTTGCTTCATCACAAGCGCACCGCCTGATTGAAGTAGCGTATTCAGTGCGGCATGTTGTGACCTGATAGGAATCTTACGACCATCGAGTCCGACAACAAAGCCCTTGACCACACAATCGGAACAGAACTCTTTCAACTCAGCCAAGGCAGGCAGTCCCTCAAGGAACTTTTCTTTGAGACGCTTGCCGTCCTTGGCTGTACCCTTCACGATCTTGCCGATCTTCTCGTCTCCTGCTCCGTACAGGAAGGCGTAGATAAAGGTCTTGGCTTGATCTCGATTGTCGAGACCTGCCGCTTTCTGGTTATAGGTGTGTACGTCACCTTCTGTGACTTGCTTGACGTACTCGCCGTTGTCGTACTGAGCCATATAGTGAGCCAACATACGCAACTCAAGACCACTAGCATCAGCACCAACTTGTAGCCACGTCTTCCTCGGAGTGAAGCAAGCCCTACACTCATACCCATACTCGCCAGCAAATCCATACAGGATCTCCTTGTTCTTACCCTTGCGTATCTTTGGACAGTTGACGTTGGGATCGCTGTGTGTCATGCGTCCTGTGACTGCGCCATTGGTATTGACAGAGTGATGCAGTCTGTTTGTGTTGGGTGAGATACCTGTCATCCACGTCTCTGCAATGTTTGCACGGTTCTGACACATGCGCCAGTCCACGATCATCTGTGCCTCGGGATACTTGTCGGCAAGTTTCTCAAGCACATCGCCGTCTGTGCATGGCTTGCCTGAGTCGGTAACAACCTTGGGCTTCCAGTTGTACTTGGCGATCAGGCGTTCGGCAATCTGATCTCCCGATGCTGGGTTGAACGGAATCTCCTTGAATTTCATCGGACCATCGCCGATGATCGGAGCCTTGATACCGTTCTTCCTGGCCCAGTCCTTTGCATCGGACTTGCGGTCGAATTGTTCAGACACACCTTCGATAAAGTAATACTGCGGTGTCTTCATGTACTCGATGGCAGGCGGGAAAGACTCCTGCAGTTTCTGTAGCAACTGCACACGCTCGTTGTTTGCCAAGGTGTACAGATGTGTAGCGGCATTCGTGTTGATTGACACGCCGTTCCAGTGTTGCTTGGAGATAATCTCGGCAACTTGGTGTTCAAGTTTGATTGCTTGCTTCCATCCGTTCCATCGCTTGGACAGATACTTGTAGATATGTTTGGTCAGCAGCACATCGTTGCCACAATACTGTGACATCTCTTCTGAATACTTGGACCAATCCTTGTGGTCGCCCTTGGGGAACTTCAGGAACTTACCCCATTCACCAAGACTGTTACCGCCAACAGGACTTGTATGACGATCAGGATACATAAGCCGAGCGATAACCAGAGTATCCAACCGCTTGTTGAAACTAGCGCGGTAAAGACGCTCCAAACAAGGGCAGTCAAACATAATGATATTGTGGCCAACAACGTAATCGGATTTCGATAACCGCTCAACCGCTTGCTCAATTTCGTCAGGTCCATAGACATCCACTCCTTCTTGTTCAAGATCAGACACGCCAACACACCACACGTTGTTGGCATCAACACCAAGGCCATCCGTCTCAATGTCAAAGAACACCATGTTGACTCCTGTAAACCACCACCGCCCCCGGGGTGACGGTGGCAGTAATCTTATTTGGTCTTCTTAGGTGGAACCTTTTCAAGTTCCTGAATCTGCTCGTCTGAGATAGACTGCACCAACTCATCAACCACTTCGGTCAACTTCAACAGTTGCTTCTGCACCTGTCGAAGATATTCCCGGGTCTCGTGATGTTCCTTGGCGAGACGTGGGATGTGGACCTGCATGGCAGAGATCGGAGAAGCAGACGGAATCAATTCATCGTTTTCAATATCAGACATAATCAATCTCCAAGGATGTCGTCATCGGTCTCGACATCATCTTCGGGCAAAGCATTCTTAAAAGTCTTACCGACAGAGGGTGCGCCCTCGAAGCACAACTTACCGTCCTCGTCACGGTCCCAAGGAATCTCAGCCAGTCGGCCTGTCTCTTTCGAGAACCGAAGGGCGTTGATGATTCCTGTGACACCGCTGAAGCGATCCTTGAGGGATCGTACGGCAATTGTGTTGGCAATGTTGAGATCGGGATTCTGTTGGTCACGTTCGTAACCAAGAACACCATCGGCAAGATGGTACAGAGATCCTGATCCACGCAGATCTTTGAGAGAGATCTGTCCGCCTTCCTCGTAGGGCGTGCCGTCAGGCTTGGTCAGGTGACACACAGCCTCGACACGGCACTGGGTACGTTCAACAAACGATCTCAGGTTCGTCATAAGAACGTCGATGTCCTTACGTTCGTTACCTGATTCAAGACCAGAGATCACAATACTGAGGTGGTCAAGGTAGATCACCTTGCATCCCAGTGCCTTGACCATGTACTCCATCTTCTGAATCAGTGCCGTTGAATCGACAGATCCGAAGTGATCGTACAAGGCAAGGCCCGTGTCTCTCAGTTTCTGAAGCGCGTCTTGGTACTGCTTGTCCGTAAGATCGTCCTTGACATCGAACGGTATCGCCTTCTTGCCTGACTTGAGGCGAGAGGCGTTGACTGCTCGTGCCGCAAGAATCTTTCTTACGGGCTTGTTCAGTTCGAGAGAAATTAGTGACTGCACAGTCTGAGTAGCGTTCTCTTCCAAGAACATCAGGCCTGGTCTGTTACCTGCGTAGATGTCATAGTGGACCATCTCACGCATGACGGTAGACTTACCCATGCCTGATCCGCTGGTGTGAATACACAACTCACCAAAGCGTCTACCAAATAGGGCTGTCGTGTGACAGGCCCACGGGTAGTCCATGATGTCAGCAACCACAGAGTCATCAGCCTTGACATCGGTCACGCTGATGATGCCGTCAGGTCGATACGGCTGTGAGTTCCACAGTGCCGTACGCAGATCCTGATCGAGACCTTCTTTGAGGTACTCGTTGGGATCTTTCTTTGACAGGTGTGTGATGTGTGCTTTGCCAGGAGGCAACAACAGGGCCACAGCAATAGCGGCCTTGCGTCCTGCGTCATCCGAATCAAAGCAGATATCAACACGCTCAAAGGAACTGACGTATTCCAACTGTTGGCGGATAGACTCTTCAGCACCTGCCGCACCGTTTGGTACGGACACGACAGGCCACTTGTTGTCTTGCACCTGAGAGACGGACATTGCGTCGATCTCACCTTCGGTGATGATCAGACGTTTACCGCCTGCCTTCCACAGATGCTGACCAAACAGTTCGACACCCTTGGGTGCGCCGATCCAACGGAACTTCTTGTCGGGTGAGCGTATCTTCTGAGCAACCACCTCGCCTTTGAGCGTGTATGGAGCGACATGATACAGCGCACCGTTCTTCTTGACGACACCGTATCCGAACTTGGTGCATGTGGTCTCACGCAGATTGCGTGTGGGTATTGCTTTCAGTTCAGGTGTCACCAACTTGGATTGCTTTACTTCAGGCTCTTGTTCAATTTGTTCTTCTCGTACCACCGCTTCTCCTCGTTTGTATTCAGTGTACCCACAGGCAAAGCAATATGTACTGTCGTTATCAAAGAGAACAAGGTTGTTACCCTTTTCGTCTCGTCCGTTTTGACGACACTGCGGACACGGTTCTCTTCCGACTTGCTTGCCGTTTGGTCTCTTTCTTGAAGGCTTCGCCATTGGTTCCTACTTGCATGAACACACCCGGTGGACAGTCTTCACTGGACCACCGCTTGTGTACTTCGTGCTTGACAATTCGTGAATCATCGTCCCACAACAGACTTGTCAACTGATCGTAGATCGCTTTCTCCAGGTTGTCGATATCACAATCAGGATACGACAACGTGGTTGTTCTCGGCTTGTCAAGAATGAAAGCCATGCGAATAACAATCGGCTGATTCACGAACAACGGTTTGTGGATGCCTTCGTCAACGAGAAGATCCTCGATGAAGTCCGGCATCTCCTTACGATACTTTTCGTATGACCCTGTATAGTAGGCTCCCCATCTCCCGACCCTAGGCCGTGAGGCGGGTACGGGAGAACGGGGAATCCACAGGGTAAACATCTCGTTCGGATACCAATCAATCCAAATATTAGAAGGGGATTTCATCTGAGGATTCCTCGACGCTATCCTCTTCCTTGACGGAAGGCTTGGGTGTGCCTCGACTCTTGAAAGCCTTGCCTGCACCACCACCGTTGCCTCCGTCTCGGTTCGGTCCTTCCTCGATCAACTGCACGGCTCGGAGATATGGCTTGATGCCAGTACCGATGGCCTTGTTGGGCGAGGTGTACGCACCGAGAGAGAACTCAACAACAACCTTGTCGCCCGACCAGATAGATCCTTCCATCGAGTCAGCGTTGGCATCGAACAGCGGGACAGGGCTGGCGTTACCCTCGTCATCGACTCGTGCCTTGCGTGTGATCAGCATGTAAGAACCTGCGGTTCCTCCAGTGATCTTGTTGTATTCGGCTGCGATCTTCTCGTTGGGTTCCTTGATGATGCGAACCTCGGAAGACTCTTCCTTGCCGATGGCGTTGCGATACGCATTCTCGAACGCAAGCAATCGAGCAGTAAAGGATTCCATGTCAGGTTCGTTTGCATCGAACACAATCGTGATCTTCTGCTGCGGTTCCTTTTGGAATGCAGTGTCAGCCTTTGTGCCGACCCACGCCCACAGTGCCACACCCATAGGTGTTGCGACAGATCCTGCGGGATCGAACGTAGGCTTGCCCTTCTCGGCAACCTCGATCTCGTCGTAAGACGGAATCGGATAGGCCGACGACTTGGGGTTGTTCACGGGCTTGGAGGCGGGCTTGGTGTTGTTCTTGTTTACAGTCTTCATACTTCGTATTCACTCCTAAGATCTTCCATCGAAACATATTCATAGGACGGGAGACGCTCCGGTCCTTGTGGGCGAATCAGCGTGATGCCGTACGCCCACCCAGTAGGTAATCCTGCAGCATAGGGTTCTACATTCCCGTCATTCATAAAGGCGGGAACAGACATCGCCATACGTTGACCAACTCCGTTGATAAACGGGATGGTTGCCACGTTCAACGTGTGCGTGTGTCCGAAGATCACGGACTTGGTGGACTGCATCGCCACCGTTCTACAGGCGTTTGCGCCGCCTACAGGCTTGCCCATGATCGTGTGAGGAACGTGTGTATACATAAGTCCGTCGATCTCTGCCCACGCCTTGTACGGGTGGATGAAATCCCAGTGCTTATTGTACCCGAGCCATTCCTCAATGTCAACGTGGTCCAAGACTTTCGGGAATCGCTCCTTGAATCTGTCCCATCGTTGTTCGTGGTTGCCCATCAACATGATGCGGTCACCACACACAGGATCATACTTGAACATTTTCTGTAAAGCAGTCTCCACTGCGGACTGCTCTGCTCTGAAAGACGGAAGTTCGTGGTCCGTCTTAGAGCCGGGGTTGTGATGTGTTGACAATGAATCAAGTGATGCAAAGTCACCTATGCAGATAATCTTGGTCGGCTCGATGTCGTTGATCAACTCGGCCAACCAATCAAACCTGTCTAGATTCTGATCTGCAGTCACATGACAATCACTGATAACAAGGTGTACTTCATTCACAACTTCTCCTTCCCGTCACGGGATCAAAGGTACAGGAGGCATCACTGCCGAGTAGCGTATCATCGACATCCTTCAGGATGCCTGCTCTCATGCCACCTGAGTTGAACGTGGTGCAACCACGACAACCATTTTTCCATGCTCGGATATAGATGTTCTTGAAGTCTTCCCACTTGGTTGTGGACGGGACATTACAAGTCTTACTGACCGCTGAGTCAACCCAGTGACTAGCGACGATCAACACGTTGAGGTGTTCATCGACAGTAACATCTTTGCTGCGCTTGCCCTTGACACCGAACTGTGCATAACCGTAATCAAGGATCTTGACTTCGATCTGTCCGTTGGGTGTGTTGACCAACCGCTGTTGAGTGTACGAATACACAGGCTCGATTGACGAACTGATGTTGTCAGCCGCAAACGAGATCGTACCAGTCGGAGCGATTGATGTAAGGTGAGAGTTTCTAATGCCGTACTTCTTGATGGCATTTCTGGTTCTCTCGGGAAGCGCACGCTTGCAGAATCCGGACTGCACATACAGATCTCGGTCGAGCGCAGGGAACGCTCCCTTCTCGACGGCGAGACTGATGCTTGCTTCGTAGGCATGGTTCGTAAGGAATTGTAGGATGTTGCCGAGTTGCTTGCAGAAACTTTCTGAGCCGTACGCATGACCCATCGCCTCAAGCGCGTTGGCAACTCCCGTAACTCCAAGACCCATTCGACGCTTGGCCTTGGCCTCCGCTTCTTGCTCGGGCAAAGGATAGGTCGTTCGATCAATCACGTTGTCCATCGCACGGACGACAACGGGAATGTCCAAGATGAACTGCTCGTAGTCAAACTGATAGTTGCTACAGCGATCCATCGTGACGTAGGCTGTCAGGTTGAATGAACCCAACAGACACGCACCATACGGAGGCAGGGGTTGCTCTCCGCACGGATTCGTGGCGGCGATCTTCTCGCAGTACCACAGGTTGTTGTTGTTGTTGATCGTGTCCAAGAACAACACACCAGGCTCGGCCCAGTCCCAGGTGTTACGCATGATCATGTCCCACAGAATCTGCGGATCAATCTCACCGTACGGTGTACCCTTGGGGAACTCGGTCTCGAACCGTGTCCAGCCGTTGGTGACGGCATCCATAAACTTGTCAGTACATCCGACCGAGATGTTGAACTCGGTCAACTTGAGGGTGCTTTGAAGAGCAGAGTACAACTGCCAGAACCGACCCTCGTCTGGCTCCTTGGATTCCTTGATCTTCTTCATCTCGTCCATGATCGGCTTGGCCGTATTGGGCGGACACTTAGCATGAACAAAGTCGAAGATGTCGGGATGCCACACAGGAAGCACACCCATCTGTGCGCCACGGCGATTGCCGTACGACGATGTTGCACTGCAGACTCCTGCGAAGATCGGCATGAAGGACACTGGTCCTCCCGCTTGTGACTTGATCTTCTTGATTTGTGCGCCCTTGGGTCTCAGAGTACCAAAGTCGTACCCGATACCACCGCCAAGGCGCATCGTTGTGGCGGCTTGCTTGGCCATGTCCATGATATTGTTCTCGTCCTCAACGAACGAGTCAGCAATAGTGCCTGAGACATAGCAGTTGAACGCAGTCACCTCGGGTCGTCCTGCTCCTGATTGGATACGACCAGCCGCTAGAAAGCGTTGGTTCAACAGGATGTCGAGATATGCTTCGTAGTGCTTCTCGTCATCCGCAAGCCAACGTGCTTCACGCTGCTTTGCTTCGACGAATGATTCACCGGGAAGACGATGCTTTGCACCGCCGATTTCCAAACACGCTTGATTTTTAGGCCCGTACAAACAAAGCCTTTCTCTTTGAGATCCACTCATCTTGCTCTCTCTTGTTGTTAGTATCTATGAGTGTTACAGTACCAACAACAGACTCCTTCAGGACATCGCATTCCAACGCTGTCAGTCTGATGGAGTTCTTCCGATAGTCTTCGTATGCCTCAATCGTGTACGGCACAATCGGTTTGATGATGTCGTAGATTGCGTTGGCATACTGAATGATCTCGTACTGAGCGTTCGGGTGTGAACGCTTCTCAATGAAGTTGAGCAGGTTATGAAGATCGCACTTCCAAATCCATTCCGTGTACATCGACACGGGCAGGATTGTTCGTGCGACTTCTCGGGCTACTCCTGCATTCAACGCATCACGGTACGCATGAACCGATGCTTCTGTTACCTCGGCGTACATGTGTGTCAGATGGTCCATTGTTTCTTCTGATACACGTTCGTCCGTCGAGCATTGCTTGTTCGTCTTCGATTGTAGACGGAAGTCCGGCTGATAGAACTCGACATCTCCCATGTCCGAGTACCTTGCAGAGACTTCATTCAGTGACGCTGTTCGGTGTCTCACCCATTGACGAGCGATGAACAACGGCAACTTCACATGAAACACAAACTCCACCATTTCAAACGGCGATGTGTGACCATGCCGCATGAGATACCTGAGCAATGTTCGGTTGTCAGACACGGACTTCGTTCCCTTGCCGTACGACACTCGTGCCGCATCGACAACGGTATCGTCGTTTCCCATCTGATCAACCAGTTCCACAAACCCATGGTCAAGTACCTTGATCATGTTATCCTTTCATAAATGTTCCGGCCTGGTAGTTCTCTGACTTGCGAACAAGTCGAAGACAACGCTCGGCAAACAACATCTGAATCTCTTCGCACTCGATCTTCAAGTGCTTCAGTGCGGTATCGTTCGAGATGTCGTACTGTTCCATGATGTCCAAGATCGTTCTCGACAGGAACACGGCCTTGTCAGCAAGACGACGATCAATGGAAGAAATAGTCGGAGCGGTAGACTTCATACAAATCCAAACTGCCACGAGGTGGCAAAGAGGGCAGTGCAATGCCGTACTTGTTTTCGAGATACGTCTTCATCGTTTCCAACACGGAGTGCTTGTGCATCTCCACGAACTGGTGACGGATCTCGTAGTTCATCGTGGCCACAAAGCCAGCGTGAACGGCGTACGAGTCATGTACAGGCCCGAAGTTACTAATACCCTTGGCGTTCAGTGCCAAGATCGTAAGAAACAAATGACTTGCATCGAGCGAGTGTACCACGTTGGGTGCGACTCCTCGCACCTGCTTGGTCACGACAATCTCGGGATCGTCGTCTGTCGCTTTGTAGTCGATGTTGCCGACAGCGGTGTACACCTGTCGGCGATTCTTGGATGTATAGGCTTGTGACACGATGAAGCCTGCAGGTGTTTGCCACTCGACAGGCAGGCCGTGTTCACCAAGAATCTTGGCAACATTCTGCAACCAGTCCATGTACTGCCGTGCGGCCACGACAACCTGGGACACCGCATCGTACACGACTTGCTTGAGGTAGTTGGCGTTCTTGTACGCCATGCCCTGCAAGCCGTCCGTGTGACGGTCTTGGATAAACTGCCTCAGGATGCCCTGCTTGGTCACGCCGTACGGGGTGGTCATCACAGCCCTCTTGACGGTCTTGCGTGACACATGGCCCCTCCACGCCCAACAGGGAAGGGTCTGGTCCTCGGTCATCTTGCAGTCTTGTTCGATCCGTACATTGACGACATCAGCCACCATCGAATAGATGTCTTGTGGCTTAGTGCCATGCACAAGATTGGTAGCCCGACCACCCACAGGATCAAGACCAATTGCCGAGTAGTGTTGTAGGCCATTACAACTTCCGTCCATAGCGACCGGAGTTCTTGACTGGAAATCCTTGGCGTAAGACTCAAGCCCAGACTTAGACCAATCACCAGGGACACCGTGGACGGTGAGACAGTCCACGAACTCCAACACTGCGGCAAGTAACTTGAAAGGATCTTCATAGTCCATCCACTCCTTGTGGGTCAGTGGGTCTCTTGCCCACCGTTGTAGTTGGTCACAAGCGCACAGGTCTTTGACAACTCGCAGGCGACCTTCGAGGCTGTCCTTGTCGGCTCCCAACAGGTTAGCCACATGCACAGCCAACCAGTAGAATCCCCAATGGCCAAGCGGCTCGGGCTTGGCGAACTCTAGAAGCGCACGGCCTGAGTCGTCCGCTTGTGGGTGGACGAACGCAGGGATCGGATACGCACGGCCACGCCAATCGACCTGGTAGGGGAAGTAGATTGCGGGGTACTTGGAGAATCGACGGGCGATGTCTAACTTGAACAGCATCTGATATCGAAGTCCGATTGTCTTGTTGTTCCAATCGTGGATCGACTCAGCGTCAGCAAGCCATCGGTCCTTGTCTTCCTTGGCCACGCCTTCCCACCGCTTCTTGCGCTTGGCCTTGGGGTTGAATCCCTTGGGCTTGGGCGGGATCTTCTTCAGTTCACGGCCAGGGATTCCGGCCTTGTCGCCGCCTGATTCCCACACGGCCTGCATCACATCAGCGACACGCTTGTTGATGCGCCACTCGGTACGTTGGCAGACATTCAGTGCCGCCATCATCTCTTGCGAGGGATGCGTCACCATCTGCTCGAACGTACCCTTGACCACGGTGTTCTTCAGGCACAGGTATCCGCCAGTGCCGAAGTCCTTGGTCCATGGTGTCGGTGGCACGACCATGGGAAGACCGTACGGGTTCATGATCTCCATGTCCGAGTGGTGCTTCTCCATCAACTGCCGTGTCTTGGGCTTCAGCATAACGTGCTTCGTTGTCTTGTAGCCGAACCCACTGGTCCGGCCACCGTTGCCACGCTCGGTGGACTTGACATACACGATGTCGAATAGATCGGTACACTCGACAGCCAGTCCGATCAGCGCACATCCAAGTTCGATGCGCCTGCGCTTGGGCCACTCGATGTTAGCGATGCCCATCTTGCGCTTACACATTTGGATACTGGCCTTGTCGATACGCTTGCGTTTGGACATCAACATCGTGAGAACGTCACGATCTTGTTTACGCATGGTGTCGAGGTACTTCTGTAACTTGACGTTAGATGCGACATACAGTGCCGCCGTCAGTACAGGACAGTCATTGGGTTTCTGGGCCACATGAAACAGTGACACCAGCGTGATGTACGCAAGTTTATCAGGGTCCATCGTCAGCATCATCAGTTCGTAACTGTCGTTGGATCGGATCTGTCCACTCAGCAGTCGATCTTCGATCTGCTGTTGTTCAAGTTCGATGGCCTTGATCAAGTACGGCATCCATCGACTCATCAGTTTCAGATCACCAGGCTTCTCGCCTTGCTTCTTGCGTGTCACCAACTCACGGTATCGTGCAACACCGCGATCAATGGACTCGATCTCCAATTCTTTCTGAGAGACGAACAACCAGTCCTTCGTTTCCTTGGAGTGAGTATCGAATATCACTTGCTCTCCTTGATTGATTTGATCAACTTCACCATGTTCGGTGACAGACGTGAACGCCAGTCGGGGACGTTACGTTTGATATCTTTCACAAGTTCATACGTCTCTGCCATGTACTTCAGTGAACGCTCGTTGGCTGCTTTGATATCTTTATTCGTCGTCATCTTTGATCCTTGGCTGTCCAAAAACCCTCATCTCGTACATCGCCATGCAACACGCTTCGGCATGTTGCAACAACAGGATGGCGTTGCCTTCCGATCCTCCGAACCTCAGTTTGGTTTCGACTCCTCCTTCTTTGCCATCAGGAACAAGTGCGACCAACGCAAACTCACGAGAGCGGCGTTGGATCTCCTCACACAACTCGTCAAAGGTAGCCCACTCAAGAGGCGTGTTCATCTTCGATTGCTTCTTCGTCATTGATCACTCCTGTGAAATAAACCCCGGACGTTA